TGCGTGAGTAAGGTGTTCAAAGTCAAATGATTTTAAACGGAATGGGTGAAGCTACAGCAAAATTTGCGGTGTTGATGAAAATTTCTTTTGATGAATCTGCAATTTATGTTGCAAAATTTGCTGAAAGTTTAGGAATTGCTGATAGAGATGTTGTTAAATTTATGGATGTTCTTCAAAAAATGAAAGGTGCTGCCGGTGTTGAAGTGCAGGACTTATATTACACCTTTAAATACATGGGTGGTGATTTAAAAAATTTGGGATTGCAGGGATTGCAGGCAAGTAAAGATATTGGTGTTTTAATTAGTATGCTTGCTATGGCCGGTATTGAGGGAAGTACTCCCGGCACCGGGTTTTCATCACTTATTCAAAACATATCAACTTTAAAAAGCAAAATGGCTACAAAAAGATATACAGAACAAATTGAGCCTTTACTAAGTTCTAAGGGCATAAGTTTTAAATTTTTTGATGATAAAGGCGAATTTGCCGGAATACAAAACATGGTGAAAGAATTTGAAAAGCTTAAAGTATTTAGCGCACAGCAAAAAGGGCAAATTTTAAGCGGTTTGTTTGATGAAAATGCAATGAAAATTGCTAATGTTTTTATTAATAGCGGCATGAAAGGTTTTTCTGATATGCAAAAAAGAATGGAAAATCAAGCAAGCATGCAGGAAAAAATTAAGCTTATTATGGACAGTTTAAAAATGAAATGGGATACAATAACCGGTACTGTTCAAAATTTTGTTGCACATATTGGTCAGATTATTGCAAAATCTGCGGATTTAAAAAATGTTTTTGATAAAGCTAATAATTTTATTGGTTTTTTAGATGAATGGGTACAAAAAAACCCTGTTTTAGTTGAGCAAATAGTAAAAGTAACTGCCGGTATTGCAGGTATTTTACTTTTAGTTGGCGGTGCCGGTGCTTTGTTTGCTGGAATAGCTGAATTATTAGTTCTTATTATGACACCTGCCGGTATTGTTGGCGCTGTTTTAGCCGGTGCCGGTGTTTTAATTTTAGCTAGCTGGGATAAAGTAAAAGCATTTTTTATAAAAATTCAACCTTATTTTAAGGCATTTGTTGAAGGTTTTTTAATTGGTTTTCTTGGTATTTCTAAGTCGGGAGAAGGAATTAAAGAAACATTAATAAACGCATGGGAAAAAATTAAAGTTAAAGCACAGCCATTGATTGACACAATAAAAGATATTTGGGTACAGTTTCAAAATTTGGATTGGAAAACAATTGGAGAAATGGCCGGTGTTGCTTTTAATTATATAGCACAAGCTATTATATTTTTAACATCTGAAGCTGTTGCAAATTTTATTGGAACATTTGGGAAAATGGTTTCAGTGCTTTGGGAGTTTTTAAAAGCTATTGGTGAGGCTGTTACTTTTATTGGGCAATTTGTTGGATTGTTAACAGTTAACCCTATTGAAGCTTTTAAATTTGCTTTTTTGAATTTGAGTAAAGCTATTGAAAAAACAAATAACCCGCTTGTTACTGGTATTGCTAGGGTTGGTCAGTTTTTAGGAATGTTGACAGTTGACCCGATTGCAGCTTTTAAAAATGCTTTTCTTGATTTGGGAAAAGCTATTGAAAAATTAAACAATCCGCTTGCTAATGCTATTGCTTTGGTTGGTGAATTTTTGGGGTACATGTCTGTTGACCCCGGACAAAAATTTAAGGATGGTATAAATAATTTAATTCATCCTTCAAATAACGATAGCTGGAATAATGTGCCTGCGAAGGGGCCTTCTAAAAATATTATTAATTCTACTAAGAGCCCGGTTAATAATATTAAAAATGTTGAAATTCCTAAGAAAGTTAACAATTATGGCGGAGGAATTTCAATTAATTATGCACCTGTTATCAATGGCGGTTCTGGTGGTGTAGGAAGTTCTGATATAAAACAGGCTTTAAAAGAAAATTCTGATTATTTAGTTAGATTGATTCAAAGAGAATTTGAAAGAGATGAGGTTAGAAGTTTTTAAATGTTTGCAAATTTAGGAGAAATAGAATTTAAGCTTATAAATTCTTTTAATTCTTTTGAAATACAAGAACAATTTGATTTTGCCGAGCATTCAAAAATTGAAGGGAAGCCGGACTTGCAATGGGTTGGAGATGCGCTTTCTACAACAAGTATTGATATTTTATTACATCGAAGTTTTTGTGAAGTGGCAGACAGGGTAAAAGAAATTAAGGATGCCGCTAAAAAACATGAAGCTTTGAATTTTGTTTTAGGTACAGGCGAAATAATCGGAAAGTTTGTTATAACTGATATTTCTACAAGTTACGAATTTTTGAGTGATGACGGGAATTATATATGTATTGCTCTTAAAATTGGGCTTAAAGAATATGCCGGAAAAGATTCTTTAAAAAATGCACAAAAAAAACAAAAAGCTAATGCTGTTGCTATGAAAAAGAAAGACGGGAAAGCAAGCGCTTTTGCAAAAAAAGATAATGGCACTAATTTTGATATGCCGTCTAATTACACCGCACAAATGATTGTGAGGCAGTAATGGAATATATTGAACATATTACAAAACAAAATGACAGGTGGGATTTACTTGCATGGCAATATTATGGTGATGCAATGAGATATGAAGAGATAATTAAAGCAAATCCATTAATTGCTATAAAACCTATGTTGCCTGATGGAATTAAAATTAAAATTCCGGTTTTAGAAGAACCTGAAACTATAACGGAGGATTTACCGCCATGGAAACTGTAGAACAAGCTATATATATAATTGAATATGAAAACAAAAATATAACTGAAAAGCTTAGTTCTTTTATTAATAGATTAACATATATTGATTATGATAATAATAAAAGTGATGAAATTGAAATTGAGCTTGAGGACAAAGAACAGCTCTGGAAAAGCGGTTGGTATCCGGTTAAAGGTGATAAAATTACTTTACAAATTGGCTGGCTAGGAGAAAAGCTTGTGCCATGCGGCACTTTTGAAATTGATGAAATTAATTTTTCGGGCCCGCCGGATATTGTTACTATTAGATGCCTTTCTGCTGGCATAACAGAAAGTTTAAGGACTAATGTTACAAAAGCTTATGAAAATACAACTTTAAAAAAGATTGCTGAAGAAATAGCAACTAAACATGGTTTTAAAGTTGTTGGAAAAATAGAAGAAATTAGATTTAACCGCATTACACAGAACAAAGAAAAAGATTTGCAGTTTTTAAAAAGAATTGCTGAAAAATACGGTTATATTTTTGCCATTAAAGACAAAAAACTTGTTTTTACACAGATTAAAGAGATTAAAAATGTTTCATCTGTAATGGAAATTAACCGCAAAATGATGGGAGAATTTTCATTTNNAACTGCCCTAATATTAAAACAGGTGATACATTAAAAATTAATGAACGCTGTGAAAATAAAGAACAGGCTATGAAAAGAGCTAAAGCAGGTGTTCTAAATAAGAATGATAGACAGATTGAAGCTGATTTTACTATCAAAGGAAACCCGAAACTTGTTGCAGGAAGCAATATTACTATTACCGGATTTTATAGCCTTAATGGACTTTACCATATTAATTGCTCTAAACATAAGATTTATAGGGGGCAAGGGTATAAAACATATTTAGAAATTACAAGAAATGATATTAAAGAGGAGGAAAAAGCTGTGAGTACTACAAAAGGAAAAATAACTTATCCTACATTAGCGAACCCAAACAAAATGGTGTATATAGACGGTGGATTCCCGGTTCAGGCACATACCGCACAAAAATGGGAAGCTTTAAAAGGTTTGATTAAAAAAAGATTTCCGGGTAGAAGCATTATTGTTACCTGCACTACCGGCGGTGTTCACCAAAGCCCTGCACATCCTTCTGGTAGAGCCATTGATTTTTGTGTTACCGGTCTTACAAAACAAGAAAGTATTGAACTTGAACAAATGGCAAAACAATGCGGATTCTATCCATATAATGAATATATTAATACTTCTAAATACAAAACCGGCGACCATATGCATGTGGAGGATTAAGAAGTGCTTAAATTTGGTACTGTTACACATATTGATACCGAAAAAGCTAGAGCAAGGGTTAAATTTGATGATGCTGATGGCATGATTTCTTATTGGCTGCCAATTTTAAAGAAGAAAACTTTACAAGATAAACAATATTGGATGCTTGATATAGATGAACATGTTGCAGTTATTATGGATGAAAATTCAGAAGAAGGTATTATTTTAGGCGGTTTTTATTCAGATGCTGATTTACCGCCAATTAATGATGCCGATAAATGCCATGTGAAATTTAAAGATGAAAGTTTTGTTGAATATGATCGCAAAAATCATATTCTAACTGCACATTCAAAAGGTGATATTGTTGTTAAAAGTGATACTCATATTACTGTTACTGCACCTGCCATTACTGCGTATTGCGAAGAAGATGGCACTGTTTTGAATAGTGAATATACCGGCAACCTTCATATTATTGGTAATTTAAGAGTTGACGGCGAAATTACCAATAATGGACATTTACAAGTTAATGGCAATATTGATGCCACCGGCACAATTATTGATGTTGGAGGTAATACTAATCATCATGGCCACTAATTATAAAAATATTCAAAATATTGATTGGCAACTAAAATTTAATACCTTTGGAGAAGTTGTTGAGGGTATTTATGATATAGAGCAATGTATCAAAATTATTTTAAGTACTCCTAAAGGTTCTGACCCACATAGGCCGTTATTTGGCTCTGATATTTATAAATTTATTGATAACCCTGTTAATATTGGAGTTTCCGGAATTATTAGTGAAATTATTGATGCGGTCAATAACTGGGAACCGAGATGCGAAATTACTAAAATTGTACCAATTTTTGAGAATGAACATGTAACCTTGCAAATTACATGGAAAGTTAAAGGTTATGAAAATATACAAAAGTTTGAGGTGATTATATGAGTTTACCTGAACCTAGTTTTGTTGATAGAAACCCAGAGCAAATTACAAGTGATTTAATAACACAGTTTCAAGAAGCAACGGGGAAAACATTATATCCTGCACAATATGAAAGACTTATATGTAATATTATTGCATATAGAGAAAACCTTGTTAGGATAGCAATAAATGAAGCATGTAAACAAAATTTAGTTGAATTTGCTAAATATCCAATGTTGGATTATTTGGGGCAACTTGTTGGTGTTGTTAGGCTTTCTTCAAAACCATCTTTGACAACTATTAGATTTACTTTAGAGGGGATTAAAGCTTTTAATGTTATTATTCCTGCTGGCTTTATTGTTGCCAGCAATGATGGAAAATTTAATTTTGAAACTATTGATTCTGCGATTATTACAGCCGGTAGTACTTACATTGATGTAAATTGCCAATGCCAGACAACCGGAGAAGATTCTAACGGATATTTACCCGGTGATATTGCTGATTTAGTTCAACCAATACAATATGTTGCTACAGCTTCAAATACTACTGTTACCGCCTCTGGTTCTGATGAAGAAGATGACGACAGATTTAGAAGCCGTATTAAAGAAGCTCCAGAAAAATATTCAAATGCAGGTTCTAAAGGAGCTTATCATTTTTGGGCTATGAGCGCACATCAAAATATTATTGATGTTTCTGTTACAACACCCTCACCTGGAGTTGTAAATGTATATCCTTTGATGATAAGTGGAAATCCTTCTAGTGAAATGATTGCTTTGGTTTTAGCCACTTTAAATGATGAAAAAATAAGACCGTTAACAGATAATGTTAATGTTTTAGCTCCTACAAGAGTTGATTTTACTATATCTGCTGATATTACACTTTACAGCTGGGCTGATATTGAAACTGTTGAAAGTCAAATACAAACAGATATTACTTTATATGTTGAAAATATGAAATCTAAACTTGGAAAAGATATTGTGCCTTCACAAATTATTGCTATTTTAAACAGTATTTACGGAGTTTATAAAGTAGTTTTAAATAGCCCCAGTTCACTTGATGAGCTTGATGTGAATGAATGGGCAAATTGCACAGGAACAACATTTAATTATGTGGGGTATGTAAATGGCTGATAATAGTATTATAGCACCCGGTATTAAAGATGAAAACGCAGTTGCTTTTAATGAACTTATAGAACGGCTTGGGCAATTGGATTTAACAGTTTTATTAATATATTTGATAGATTCCGTTAAGAGTTGTGCATTGCCGTTTTTAGCTGAGCAGTTTCATGTTTGTGGAGACGAAGGCTGGATTTTAGCACAAAATGAGGAAGAAAAAAGAGAGCTTATAAAAAATGCTATTTTATTACATCGATATAAAGGAACAAAATATGCTATTAAAAGTGTTCTTAAAAAACTTAATTTAGACGGGAATGTAACAGAATGGTTTGAATATGCAGGTGATCCTTATTATTTCAGGGTTGCTATAAATTTACTAACAAGAGGACTTGATGAAGCTACTTTCAACAGATTAGAAGCTTTGATTTATGAATATAAAAATGAAAGAAGTTGGTTGGATAGATTAGATGTCTATTTAACTAATATAAGCCCTATTTACTATGGTTTA